ATCCTCTGTATTTATTGTGTAACCTTCCTTGCTCTGCCCATTTAATAAGGTCAGAATTAGAAGGCATTTCAGCGCCTACCATTCTTAAGAATGAAGCTACTGTTCTATTTCCATATCTTTCGAATTCTTTTTCGTAAGTGTCAGGAAGATATTGCTGTAACCAAGTAAAGTCTGCCGAAGACAGATAATTAGTTGATACAGGCACTTGTTGTGAACTAGGTTGTAAATCGAACCCAGGTACCGCTTGTACTGCCATAATAATTTAAATTTTAATTTGTTAAACTTTTTTAATACTTCTAATTTTAAGTCCTCTTCCACTATCGGTATCTCCTACAGCCCTTATCCTCATTCCGTCTTTTGTGACAGTCTGTTGTGCAGCGTTTCTGATATCCATGTTTATGTTTTTAGATTTTCTAGAAACACTATCCACAGTAGCAGACACACCTTGGTCGTAAAAAAATTGAGCAAATTTTTCAGGGTTCATAGCAACAGCTAAAGAACGATGATAACCTTTAGGATCTGCAATCAAGCCAGTTTTTGTGTCCATATACTTATTAACAAAATTGTTAAAATCGGACTGCAAATTTTTTAACTCTTCTCCAGTTCCAGGTTTAAAAGTTATATTACTATCTCCTACATTAAACTCAAAACCTTTGAATTCATGATTAAAAACCTCATTGGTTTTTTCAAGAAAGTAATTATACTTCTTTTTATTTTGCTCCTCAATAGATTTAGATTCCCTAAGATAACTTTCATAAGCATTTAAATTTTCTTGTTGATCGTTAGATAATTGATCCCCACTTGACTCAAGAGGTACTTTGTATTTATCTTTCTGCTCATTCAAAAACTTTTTCGCTTTCGCAAGTTCTCGTTTTTTCGCTAGTTTTTTCTTCTTAATATCTCTTGGTTCATCTAGCTCTTCATCGTAACTAAATTTATCCTCCATGATATCTTGAATATCTATAGCATCTAAACCTTCTTCAGTGATACTATAGTAACTAGCAAGTACAGAGTCATCTTCCATGGAATCATAATCTTTCTGTAAATTATAGAAATCTTGGATTCCACGTCCAGTGTCTTGTTTGTACTTTAAATACGCAGATACATCTTCAGGTAAATCCAAGTTTGCTTCTTTTTCCTCAAACAATTCTTCAACTGAATTTATATCTTTGTTGTATCTATCTCTAATATAAGAAAGAACGTCTTCATCATTTAACTCTGATGAGGGAGTTTCATCACTTAACTCTGATGAGGGAGTTTCTTCTTTAGTTTCACTCTCTGTATCATTATTTTCTACAGGAATTTCTACTTTTTCTGTTTCGTTTTGTTCTGTAGAAGTGTTGTCTTCAAATTTTTCTTCATGTTTCTGTAACAACTCTTCTTCTATTTCTGCTTTGGACTTTTCTTCTTTATGTCCTAAATCTCTTACTTTTAATTCCATAATATTAGATTTGATTAAATTTTAAACAAAGTTAAATAAAAAATAAATACCATTTTTAGCCTATCTAGGTTCAAATTCAGCTAAATCAAATCCATCAAGACTATCCTCGTTAGATTCAAAGTTAATTGCTGGTAAATCTCTTTTCTTTTGTTCAATCATTTTAGAGGTTTGTGTAGATTGTTGACTGATACGTGCGTCTTTAGCTTTTTCTCTTTCATTCTCTCTTTTTTGTAAACCAGCTTGTTCCATTCCTTTTAATTGCATTTGAAACTGAAACTCAGTGTTCATTAACTGTTCTTTTAGTGCTGCTTCATTCTTGAGTTTTTCTATTTCAAAACTAATCTCTGCTTGTTTTACTTGCATCTTAGATTGAGTTTCCATTTGAATTTTTTGAGCCTCTAATTGAGCTTTTGCCTGTTCAGATTGCATTTGCATTTGTGCTGCCATCTGTTGTTCTTGCATTTTTTGTTGTTGCTCTTGTTCTTGTTTTTGTTTTCTTTTTAGTTTTAACAATTGATTAGCCATTTTAAGATTATTAATCTCTCTTATATCAATGGCATCTTCTAAACTAATATCTTTTTGTGATAAAGCCATTTGAATATTTTGTTCTAGCATAGCTTTTTCTTCTTCATCTGGAGACATTTCTATAAATATTCCGAAATCATATATATATAAATCTTTAATTTCTTCTAAAATTCCAGAATTATATTTCCCTATTTGCATTACAAATTCATCTTTGAAATCTGCAAACTCTAAAATATCAGCGGTACGAATTGATAAACATTCTGCTAATGTTCTAGTTATAAATAAACTACCATCTAATATATGTCTCGTTGCGGTATTGCTATTTAAAGCTGCTAATTTTTGAACACCAACTAAAGAATTAGGATCAGGTGTTGTGCCATCTCTAGCTTCATTTAATCCTGTTACAGCTCTAATCATATCTAAATAATGATTGTAGTTTGCAATAAGCATTTGCATTTTACTAGAACCACTGTTTGCAGTTAATTGTTGTATAGGTACTTTAGCGTTATTAAACTCACCATCTTGTGTATAACTTCTTCCAATAACACTACCTGTTTGGAAATATAATCTTAAAGCATCTTCTGGATTATAAGCATTGCCTGTACCCAAATCTACTTCATTTAATCCATCAGCATCTATAAACACACCGTCAGGTACAATTCTAGAAACTACTTGTTGTATCTTTAAGTGAGTCATTTGTATTAAATCTGCAAAAGGAATCATTCTTCTTACTAATGATTCCAATTGTCCTTTATACATTCTTGGTGCACAAGCTACATAATTAGACATAGCAAACTGATTAGCAGATTTAGGACGTACCATGTTTTCAGCTAACTTCCATTCTAAAACAATATTAGTACCCATAACCATTACTCCAGTATACCACACATCAATTCTTTTTTCGACCTTTTCAAAATTTCCCTCTTTCATCATTTCTTCAGGTGGATTGAAATTGTCATCTTTAGCTACAGTTTTATATGTTCCATCTGCAAGTTTTTTTCTTTTATAAACAAAAGAATGAGTGGTTTTATAATTAAAATATAAAAGTGTAGCTGTGTCTCTATAAAACATACTATTCTCATAAAATTGAGAAGTGTTAAAATAATTATACCACGATTGACTGTATTTAGCTATTTCGTTTAAATCCGCATCAGTTAATGAAGGATCAATCTTTATAAGTTCCGTCATAGGAACTGTTTTAATTTCTCCCCAATAAAAACAATCTTTAAAATATGGATCTTCTGTATAACTGTATACAACATTTGCAGGATCAACATAATCTATTTTCACACCTTGTCCTGGTAAAAACTCATGTTTTGTTATACCTATACCTAATGTTGTTAAATCATAGTCAACTCTATTTCTTATATCATTATAATGATTTTCGGCAAATAAAGTATTAATTGCTACTTCTTCAGCAATTTCCACCGCAGGCTTATACTTCATATTCATGTAAAGCTCCATTTCCTCATCTGATTCTGGCAATTCATCTGGATTAGATTGAAATACATTTATACCAAATTGTTCTTCGATTTGATTAAACAAAGGTTTTGCTATAACCTCACCTTCTATTTGTTTTTGAAATGCATTTCTTTTTTCAGCCGACATAGCATCTTCCGCATAGGCTTTAACTTTAAATAATCTGTCGGACATACCATTAACTACAATGTCTACAAACTTTGGTATAATAGGTACTGGAGTCCAATCTAAATTTAAATAAGATAAATCTCCATCTACTGCTAGTTCGTTTTTGTATTTAGCAATGGACTGTTCGCCTCGCGCGTACAGGCGCAGACGCATGAACTCACCCCATTGATCGTAAAATCTACAAGAACCATTGTCTCTTCTAAACCATTCATATTGTATTGCTTGACCTATTTGCAAACCATACTCAACTGTATCTTTTGTAGAATCTGAAACGAATTGATCAGGAAATGCAGCAGCTTGTATATTAATTGTAACGTCTTTCATCTTTTAAGTAATTGACTAACTGTACTCTTGTTATTATATCTTGCAAAGTTAATGCTTATTTTTGATTGTTTTTGAATTGGTGTGTAGAGGTGTTTTTGATTAGACATAATAGCTAAACCCGAACTTATAGCTGCATCAAACTTAGTTCTGTTGTTTATATCAAACTTAGCCCAATCTTCTAATGTTCTTTGAAAATACATTGTACCCATTTCATCTTTATCTCTATACGTGCCATCTAAATCTAATCCTACATGTTTTTCTATGTAAGACTCAATTGCAGATGCATGTGATTGTTTTACATCTTCAGAAGTGTTAGGAATTCCTCCTAGCTCTCTTTCAGTTTTAGACAATTTATTGTATTTTTTATCTGGTCTATTTAAACAAAACCCTCTGTATCCTCGATTTTTAAAATGATATAATAAACGTGGTTTATTATTTTCACATAAAATAGGCATACCATAAAAAACACACGCCATTAAAACTTCTTCAAAAAATATTTCAGCTGTTTGAGGTCGAGCTATATATTCAAGAAAAAACTCATTACTAGGGGCATCATCCATATTAAATTTTGTTAACCCATGTAATGATCCATTAGAACCTTTCCCAACAACTACTCCAGATATATCATAAGAGTCACACCCAAAAGAACCTAAGTGTTCATTACCAGGTCTTTTTTGCCCTCCTCTTTCAATAACATTGTTCTGAAGTGAAGCCTTTGGGATGTAAGTTACAAAAAATCTTCCTCTTTTATTTGGGCTCCATATAACTTTAGAATCTTTTATACCATCCTTCCAATGAAATCCACCTTGTGTAACATGATGTTGCATAATAAGTGAATCATTATAATCTATTTGTTGATATATTTTAGTGAGGTTAAATAAAGACTGTTTGCTCTCATCTCTAAATGCATGAGACTCTGATCGTGGAAATTGTCTATAAAATTCATTTAATGCATCTGGATCATTTTTTAATGATTCTACTTCATTCTCCCAATAATTAATTGCACCTTGATATATGAGCTCTCCATCAATTCCTTGCACTGGATCTGTAGGGGTTTTAAAAACTGGCATACCATACCTATCAATAAATCCTTCCATGTTCCATTCCATGGGAATAAACAAATTATATAAACCGCTTTTAGTTTGACCATTAGAGTTCCTATTAGTACAATCAGAATCTTCAAAAAGAGATTTAAAATTAGCACCTCCTTTGTCTAGTGCATTTGAAGTAGAGCCCATCATACATTTACCTATAACCTTACTACCTAACCTTAAACATGTTTTTGTTACTCTCCAGTTATTAAGAATGTTTTCAGGTCTTTCCCATTTACCACTTTCATCATGTAAAAGTAACTGTAACTTTTCACCATCATAACTATTATCAGATGTATTTTTCCAGTCAATTGTGGTGTCTAAGCCCTCTAACTCATCTTCATCAATAACATACATATTTTTTTTTGTAATTTTTGACGCAGGAACTCTATAAGCTAATTCAGTCTTTGGTTTATCCATACCATCTTGTATAGGCTTAAAAAAGAAAGGGTAGTTATTTGAAATAGGAACTATCTTGTCTGTAAACATTTTTTTTGCATCTGCTCCAGTTTTTGACAGTATGCCTATTCGTGAATCTTTAGTAATAGTAGCTGTATTAACACCTTCACAAGAGCTCATAAACGAAAACCCTGAACGTCTTATTTTTAAATAACACATACCAAAACTTCTTTTATCAGCTTTAGATGCTTCCCAAAATATATAAAACAATCTATTGGCCTCTCTAAAATCAGGATGACCAACATCTATTTTAGTCCATTGTAAATACATGTAATGAGTACCAGTAATATAAGTTGGTATTCCATTATTCATAAACCAAAAACCTTCTTCTCTTCTATCAAACTCTTGTTCTATATATTCTACCCACTTGTTTTTAAATTGTGGTGGTGTATCATGCCATTGAAATATAGATTGTATTTTTTTTAATTCTTTAGGTAATTCATGAGCTTCCCAGTACTGTTCACTCTTTTTTTTGTCTCGCGCGTGCACATGTGCGGGAGGTTTAGGTAATGCTATATTAAGACCATTTATATTTATTATTTGCCCTATTTGTCCAGTTTTAGAAATAACTACAAAATCATATTTTACATTGTAACCATACAACCAAGTTCGTGCTCTATTTTTAGTTACCATAACATTGTTAGGAACTATTTTGTAGAGGTTGGTGTATAAACTATTTTGATCTTGATTCTGCAAATCCTTTAGGTCTATTATTTTTTACTATATCATTTCCTTCTAATAACTGTTTTTCTTCTTCAATTCTTTTTAATATTTCAAATGCATCAAAGATAGCAAGTTTTTTTGTAGCTGCTGCATTTTTCAATCTATCAGCCGCCAATTCATCTTCGTTGTCATATTTAATAATATCCTCTTTTGCTACTTTAATTAATTGTGTAACAGCTTTTTCTCCTGCTTTAATTATTTCTTCTTTAATTTTTTTACTATCCATTATAAGCTAATTGTAATGTTGTTTGTAAACATACGATATAATTTTTCATTATCTACATAAAACTCATACTCACTGTCTGGAGTAAAACATATTTTATCTCCTTCTTTTACACCTAATTCTTCTAACTGTTTATTATTATATTTTATTACACCATGTAAAGGTTCTTCTTTAACATTAATTCCTTGAATGTAATAATCTTTTTTTGGAATCGGCTTCACAAAACAATATTTGTCATGACCATACCATTTACCATTTTTATTATATAAAAAAAACTGATCATTATCAAGAAAAAATAAATCATCTTTAAAAAAACTTTTGCCACTTTTTTCTCTTCCCTTCATGTCAAAATAAAATTTAAAAACATTATGATGAACTAGTAATATATCTCCTACACTTATATCACCATTATAATTTATAGGCAAAGACACAACTACAGCTTGTCGATTGGAAACAGTATGATCTTCTTTAGATACACTAGTTATAAAATCTACACCTCCTATATCTTTAATATTATCATATCTTCTACCTTTAAAAGGTCGAACAATAAAATAAAAAGGTGACTGCATTAAAAATTTAAATTATATTCTACAGAAACAGGCATTGTGCTTTTAAATTCTTTCCACATAATTAACTCTTGATTTCTTTCTATCCATATTTTAAAAGAATTTGAAGTAGAGTCGTGTTGAATTAAATGTATATGATATTTTCCGTTCAAAACCTCTTGACCAACAATATAATGCATAGCCCCAGACTTGTAGTCTGCTCCTATAGAGATTTTTCGAATGTCCATTGAGTTAAAATGTTGAGTCTAACTTTAGTGTGCGGTAAGTTATATTTACATACAATGTTCCGTTTCCTTGAGTTGGATTACTTCCTGCTTTTGATAAAACAACCGCAGTATTAATAGGTAATAAAAAATTAGTAGTACCTCCAGTATAAATTACTTCAACAACATCTGTTGAAGAGTTCATAGTAGATATTTGAATATCACTAAACGCTAATGATCCCATATCTATAGAGGGTAAATCTGCTGCATAGTCATATGTTATTGAACCTGGATCCATAAAAACAACAATTCTTTGTATGTCATATACATATGCAGAACCAGGTGCAGGAAGTAATTCAAAATCTTGAGTAGCTAAAACATTTAAATAAGTAGATGAAACAGTTACTGATTTCGATGTAACATCTACATTATATAATTGTTGTAAAGCCTCTAAAGTACAAGTTTTGGTAGATAAGTCATCATTAGCATCAGTTAATACAAAATAGTCTGATAATACAGGATTAATATTTGGATATATGCTAGTGTTACTTATTCTTGCCATTACTTTTCTTCTTTTACTTCTGCTACATTATTATCTGCAACTTCTTTAATGTCTCCAGTAGCAAGATCGATTGCAACATCTTTCCCATACTTTTCCATCAAACTTTTTTCATCAACTTTAAATGCACTTCGCAAATCTCCCATTTGCTGTAAAAGTTGTTGTTGTTGTAATAATGAATCAGCGAGTGCTAATTTAGTTTTTGTGAACTCTTGGTTCATGTCCTGTAGTCTTTTCAGTTCTTCAGGAGTAATTTTGCTTTCTGCCATTTTATTTAATTTAATTTAAGTTTAAAAAACAAATATAGTAAAATAATATTATTCTTCGCTTACCTCTTCCTCTTCCTCTTCAACTGGTGGAGGGGTTGGCTTTTGCCATGTAAAATATAATTCTTCATTTACTGGATGAATTTGAGAATCTATGTTTTTATCTAAAGATTGTTGCATTGCAGAAACATCTAATACATCTTCTAACCATCCAATAACCACATCTTCAAATGCTTCTGTATTTTCATAGGGAACAAAAGGTTCTCCTTTTTTCCATTCAAATGTTTGAGCCCCTATTGACTCAGCGGCATAATTAACACCTGTAGTTGGGTCCTTTTTATCGGAAGTAGCATTATATCTCCAATGCACAGTATAAATAACATTGTTTTCTCCTTCATACTCTATGTGAGCATCCATTTGAGAAATAGTCCATGTGTATGTAGTAGCCATAATATATAATTTTATACAAATATAGCTAAATTAATTTTATGGCGGTGGACATACAGCCACTGACTGTACTGTTCCTGTACTCCCTGTTATTCTAAATGCTTGAGCCGCTGGTTGAGGGCCACTTGGAAAGGCTGGCCACCATGTTCCTGTTCCTCCATTTAAGGGGTTGGTAGTGGCATTAGTTGAATATACTTTATCACCTACTGCGGGGTAAGTGCCACTTCCATCATGATAATAAGTAACTGTAGATGATAATTCAATACATGCATCATCACTACTGGATGTATTACTAGGTCCACTTAAAAATGATGTTAATGTTGCTCCACTACTATATGTTTTGCCATAAAACTCAGAATAACTGTGTGGTGCATTTTGATTAACATTAGAGAATTGATATAGCTTAACTAATGAACCATTTTGTGGAGTGCTACTACTACCTGACAATGGTGCATTAGCACTAGAAGATCTTCCTGCTTCTGAGTTAATATCACTTGCCCCTAATGGTCCAGAACTTGGTAATGTCATAATTTTTATTTACTAATTATACACAACGCTATATACCTATCGTTTGTTGATTCATTTTTGTATCCATGCTTAAAATCCCAATTATTTAAATACATAATACCGTCTGAAACAGATGTAGGTGCTTGTTTTAATTTTACATCTTGAACATCATAAAATTCGGTAGATGTGCCACTATCAATTAAATTTATAATAATTACCCCTAACATATTTTCATTATCAAAATGAGGTATTAATTCAAAATTAGGTAAGTTTTTTTGTATCTCTACATAAATTTTATAAGGTTCTGTTATTTTAGTATCAATCACACTAGTATCAAAACATGCAGTCATTTCTGTTATAGCATCTTCATCGGTACAATAAAATCTACCTGTGTCTTTTTCTACATAATTTAAGTTTTCAAAGTCTAAAGCAGGTAAAGGATTTATAGATGCTTTCCATACATCTAAACCATTTATATATTGTGAACTACTTATAACTAAACTCATATTATTTATTTTCTAATTCTTTTACTCTTGCTTCTAGCTCTTGAATTGATTTTATCAATATAGGAACTAATTTACTATAATCTACAGCTTGTAATTTATCTTCATCTTTATTTCCTACAACTGCTTGTGGAACTATTTCTTGTAATTCATGAGCAACAACACCATACATTCTATTGTCACTTTCCTTCCATTTAAAATCATAAACTTGTATTTGTTCTAGTAAACTAATACCATTGAAATCTTTTAAATCTTCTTTTAATCTATAATCAGATGTATTGGCATAAAATATATCGGTACCATTTGTTGTTATATATCCTACTTGAGTGGTGCTGTAATAAAAATCAAAAAACGAAGGAGAAGTGTTATCTACTCTATATCTTGCACATCCTGATGTTCCATCTGTGCCTGTATAATAATTAAAGAAATTGTAAGCACTTGTTCCGTTTTGAATATCTATCCACCCTGTTGATGCTAAACTTGTACTTGTGTTTGTTTGATTAATATTAATTCTACCTTGATTACTAATTATTAAAGGCATCCTACTGTTGCTAATGTCTCTGACATATATAGCCCCAATCTCTCTTCCTGTTACTGGAATACCATCAGTAGATTTAACATTAAATGCATAAGCTCCTGAATATAATCCACTACCATTATCCATGTAACCTATTGTAAACCGAGCATTGTTATGTAACCAATAACTAGGTGTAGCATTCGCATTAAATAGACCATCGGCTGTATAAGCTGTATTAATACCTGATTCTATATATACTCTAGTGACACCCCCCGCTTTTAATTCCATAAAATCACCAAAGTGAGTGTACTGAATTTGTCCTCTATCTTTAGCATCTGAATCACCAAAGTACAATGAAGATGTTGCACTGTTAATATTAGATGTTATGGCTATTTTTGGATTAGCTGTACCACCTATTTCTAATTCGTAGCTTGGATCATTTTCTCCTATACCAACTTTACCATCGTTTTTAAGAACCATGTTGGTGTTTGGAGATCCACCATTGTTTGTTAAAAAAGATAAACTACCTACATCATCTGCATTACCTCTTACTGCTCTGATTGAGCACATAGGATCAGCTTCTGCTTGACTGTGAAACTCTATTCTACTTACAATGTCTGTAGCATTATTTCCTAAACCTGTTAATTGTAAAATACCTTCACCTCCCGAAGTTCTACCTTTAATAGATACTACTGTATTACTTGCACCAAACGCGCCATTTATACTGGTATTTCCTCCTATTCTAACATTACCTGCTGAATCTATATCAAATCTATGTGCTCCTGCTGTAGCATCATATACATAAAATTCACCATTTGGAACAGTAGAACTTCCTCCAGTTCCTATTCTATACTCACTAGCTGCTTTTACTTGAACTTCAGCATAACTTGCGGCAACTGTATTTTCTACCATTATACCTCGATTATCACCTGAGCTATTTACTATATGTAATTGTTTTGTTGGTGAAGTTGTTCCTATTCCTAAATCACTTCCAAGAATATAATTGTCATTGTTAGAAGAAAAATCGTGGGTAACAATGTTGTTATTATCTTGCAATAATATTCTCGGATTTGATGAATTAAACCCTATAAATATATCTGCACTTTGTCCAAAGTTAGCTCTTATAGCGTCAGCACCTACTGCTGTAGTTATTTCTAATTGAGCTGTAGGCGAAGCGGTTCCGATACCTACGTTACCTCCACTTTGTATAACCAATGCATTTGCCGTTGCATCAGTATACCATTCAAATTGTAAGGCTTGTGTTCTTAACTTATCAAAAGCACTTGTTGAACGATTATATGATAGCATTTCGTTTAACCCAGTAGCTGTATTAATTGCAAATTCTATACCACCAGCACCACCATTTGAAACAACTAAATTATAAGTAGGCGAATCAGTTCCTATTCCTACATATTGAGAATTATTTATAGTTAATGCTCTAGTGTTATTTGTTTTAAGAGCAAATGCATGATTAGTGTTTGTTCCTAAAGACATATCAGTAGTTGCATCATCATAACTCCAATCACCAGCAACTGCTCCACCACTTCTTTTGGCTTGATAGAGTTTCACTGAACCACTAGCTGCATATGCTCCTTGCGAGTCAACTACAGTTACACCAGCAGTTGTGCTATCAAAACGTGCTATACCACC